ATGAGCATCAAGTTTTGCAACTATCGCATTTTTTACCCACCTTGAACGGGATTGTTGCCAATCTAACTGCCTGTTTAACCTATCAAGAAGTGACTGGGGCAACCCAATAGATACTGGCACGGTTTTGTCGTTTACTCGCCTCCTGGACATTTTATTCACTCCTGGGCCTAGGGCTGCAAGCTTGCGCCTCTAAATTTTCAGTACCACGGTTTTTGGCAGCTTCCAGTCGAATTACTGCTGTTGGGTATGATTTCCACCCACACGCTAAACACATTTTTTGGACATATTGAATCCCGTCTAATTTTGGATAGATGGTTCGTGTTTTGAATCCACAATTAAAACACTTCATTCAATCAACCTCTGGGCCTCAATTTGTCGTTTTGCCATTTCGATTTCATCATTTAGCACTATCATGTCATTCAAAATTTGAGAAAGCCTAGCAATTGGCTTCGGCATTTCGTTTGGTTTGTCTTTTCGCCTCGCCCAAATGTTGAGGAGTTTATGAAAACACCCGTCAATAGTTTGCTGTTCTCTTTTTGTTAGCGTACTTCCTGTATATCTATTCGCCATGTTAGGGGCTAGATTGGCCATAGTATTTAGATTCATTCGTTATTAATGATTAAGAATCATTATTTTGCTTAGCAGTGTTGCATTTCCGGTGGAAATACCCTGCTAATAAGTGCAGAAGTATAGCGAGAGAGTGTACAATATGATAATAAACTATCTCCTATCAATAAAGGGTATGGCTAAAAATAAAGGCGACTTAATTTTGAGAGACAGACTTCAGTTCACCCTTGATGGAACTGGAGATTTGAATGTAAACTATGGAAGAATAGACCTAAGCGATTATGTAAATGTGGTTCGAGATGAAGGGCTACACATCAAGGAAATTACATATCAACTTAGGAGAGTATCCGGTACAGAAGTATCAGTATTTGACCCTGTGCTAGGTTCTGATACTATCTCATTTTCAGCAATGCAAATTTTCGCAACAACAACAGCTTATGAAAATGCGGTTGATATTGGTATTGCCTCACCTAATGTTCTGAATGTTTACACAATTAGCACAACCCGTGAAACTAATGGAGATGGTTCTCAACTATGGGAGAATCAAGAACACTTCCGAGGTGTTTATGACTTGCATCCAGAGGGTTACACAGTAGTTACCGACTTACTAATTGGTGTTGCTGCTAGTAACTGTGACAAATACAAAAATGACACAGTAGAAATTGATATCATGATGATTGCAGAACCAAAGAAAGTAACTAAGGATGACCTAGAAAGAATGCTTGCCCAGGCTACTGACCTTTGAGGTGGTCTAATTGCCTAAAGGGAAAGTCGCTAGTTCAGCGATAAAGAAAGGTATCCAAGGTGCTAAAATTGGCGCTACTGCTGCTGTTGCTGAGAAGGCTATTGATGTCCTAGATAGTAAAGCACTATCCGCAGCTGAAGGTGCCTTTATTGGCGGTGCTGCGGGTTCAGCATTAGGCCCATTAGGGACAGCCGGCGGTGCGCTAGGTGGTGGTGCAATAGGGTGGTTTCTTGCAGATAACAATACAGTATTCCCCGTTGATATGGTTTGCATCCCCGCATATCAAGCCTATTTGATTCAAGGTCAGCCCGCATTTACCATTTATGCTAGGGCGGGGGAAACAATAGTACCAACAGGCGGTAATGTACAGGATGTTCAAGAGGTATTAACTCCAGAGCCTAGAGCTGCAAGCTTACGCCCCAAGAAATTAAGCAAATGGAATAGATATGTCAAAAATAAAAAGAATCACATTAGACATAAATCTGGGCCTAACAAAGGCAAATTAAACTTGAAAGCGATGGCTAAGAAAGGTGGATTTGGGAGGAAGAAGTAATGCCAGTAATAGAGATGCGTGAAAACATAGGAAGTATTGATGTACGAATGGACACCTTTCAAGATAGTGTCCAAGTAGTGCAAAAGAGAATTAATCTAAAAGAGGGTTCCTTTCAACGTAATATGTTACAAATGGACTTGTTCTTTGATGACTTTCCACACATACTAGGCAAACCTGCGGCTCAACCTTTTGCTGGATACATAGAGTTCTTTTTATCTCCTACTCCTATTATATTGACAACTGAATCATTACAATTAACGCCTAGAAGGGGCCCAAACGCTTCTAATGATAATATACTATACAAGGCGATAATATCAACTATTGATTTTGCAACTGCTAGCAAACCATTAGTGCCTCAAATGACTAGGTTTCCTCAAGATTTTTTGGCTACCAATGCTAACTTTCCGTTCTTTCATGACCAGCTATATTTGACTATGGTATTTCATGCAGACCAAAGCGGCGTTGCTGAGTTCCCAATGGACATTCGATTTAGTGCAAGTTTGTATATGTCCTATAATGAAAAGAAGGTTAAGGAGAGCCGATCGGCTATGGGTGTAATTGCTGAACGCTTCAATATGATGTTAGCATTAAACGAATCTAACGGAAGAGTTCTAAGACATCCTTTAGACTTGCAAGGCGACACTATACCATCATATCAATGGGGAGGTATTAGGCCCGAACTAATGGTAAGTGGGTCTAGTTTGTCTCAATACTGGCTAAAGCGAGATGGTCAAGAATCTGAAAGAATGCAAAGTGCTAATTCATTGCGACAGTTTGCTAAATTAGCACGTCAAATGGTGCCAAATCCTGACGCTTTCGGTACTGCTGTTTCACCTCAAGGGCCTGTTCCTTCATGGTTTGCAACAGTGCTACCTAAAGGCGTTGAAGCCGGCCCAGTTAGACCACAATTTCCGCCTAGAGTCACGCAAGACAACCCTGCATTGCCAGGGCTAGGTAATATCCTGATGGTGTAATTATGACAAATAATGAAATTCTAACTAAACTCCTCAAAGAATTAAAGGAAGTGAAAAAATTACTCAAGGACTTGAAGCAATAGCGCCAATAGACCAACAACAAAATGAAAGAATTGTTTGGTGTGAAAGGCTGCTTTATCTTATTGTGTTGTTACAGTTTCCTCAACTTGCAACTTTGCTATAAGCTGTTCAAATTCAAACCAGTTTATGATGTTGCGATTAAATAATAAAACTATCAATCTTTTGTCGCTCAACTCAGATATTACTTGACTCTCGGCATCATGAGCATCAAGTTTTGCAACTATCGCATTTTTTACCCACCTTGAACGGGATTGTTGCCAATCTAACTGCCTGTTTAACCTATCAAGAAGTGACTGGGGCAACCCAATAGATACTGGCACGGTTTTGTCGTTTACTCGCCTCCT